TGATGCTTCTTCGGCGTTCATACTATCAAAGTCAACCTTATCTTGCTTGTTAGGAGCTGGGCGAGCAGTCTCTATGGACGGCTTAGTCGGAATTGAGTTACCGTAAGCTTCTTCCAAAATCTGTACAACAGTCTTTTTGGAATTAGCAGGATTGAACGCCAATGACTTGATAATGCCCTTATTAGCAATCTTTGCGTAATCAGGGTTTTCTTTGATTGACTGTTCAAACACCTTGTCGAATAATGCTTCCATTTTTTCGGCTCGGCGTTCCGCTTCCTGCCGTTCAAGTATTGGCGCATATTTCGCCTCTACTTCTTTCTGAGTGTTTGTTTGGATAGCGTTTGCCAGTTTTGAAACAAAGTCTTTGTCAACACCGTACTCGTTAGCGATTGAGCTAATATCTGAGTTAGCCAGCGACACATCAGACTGTTGAGTTTTATTAATAGTCTTTTGTAGTGCTTTTAACTCTCTCTTTAACTCAAGGTGTGCTGCGAGTGGGACACTGTCCTGATTGCGCACATCAGGCCTTTTCTCTTCGATCATGTCCTCTAACGGCACTTGCTCAACTTTGGCTTCTTCTGGCTCTTCAACTACCACTTCTTCTTCTACTACTACTTCCTCTTGAGGTTCTTTGACCTGTTCCTCTGCAGGCGTTTGGATATTATCCATAGCATTTTTACAGGGATGCCCCCTGCTAATAATTAGTGACCGCTTATTAGGGCGGAAAAAGTTTTGAGTCCTCCGACTTATAAATAAAAACTAGCACGTCTTAGGTGCTAGTTAGTAATTCTGTGGTAGTTGAATTTCTTTACGTACAATGTCGTTAAATTTCTTTGCGTACAATGTCGTCAACAACCTGCTGGAGTGCGTCCTCGTTGTCTTTGGCGTTTAATAGCTGGCTCAGTAACGATAGGTTGGAGTCTAGGGATAGTACCGATACCTTCATTCTTTCAAACTCAGCTAGTTTAACTTGACCGATAATGTCACCGATTAAGCCCTTGCAAATCCTACTTCGGGCGTTAATCATGGCTTTGCCTGCATCGCTATCAACAAATACTGCCAACGCCTGTGCATCATCGAGGGTATCAGCTAAGCCCTCTAGCTCCTTATTCCCTGTCAATGCAGGAGCTGCTTCGAGTATTTTACTATAGTTCCTCCTGCTTTTTGTCGTTGTCTTTGCGGCTGTCTTTGGTGTCGCCATATAATTGCTTGTTAATTTCTAACAATTCAACCTCATACTCACCAATTGTATCCTCCAGGTACGTCTTGTCACCAATCAAGCCATCAAGTTCGAGTCGTTTTTTGCAGTAATCAAACAAATGTTTAATGTCATCAACAGGTCCCTCTTTTAAATGCTGAAATCTTTCAACTTCGTATATGCTAATCTGCGCACCAATAACATCAACTTTGGTGCTCACTACTTTAAGAGATGTTTTAATTTCGTCTAGGTGCTTTAAAACATCTTCCATTATAAAACTGGTTTCCATCTCGCTCTTCCTAATAACCGACTTGTTTGCGTCCTTGTGGGCTGCCTCAATAGTATATTTAGCCATATGTATAGTTACGTATTAGTATTGTGGAACCGGAGTCTCAACTGGATTGACTGGTTCAACTACTGGCGACTCGGCTGGTTGGCCCAATAATCCTGGGTTGAGTCCTTGTTCGCCACCCAATACACCCTCCTGTGATAGCTTTTTAGTCAATGACGACACCATGTTTGGGATAATGAATGGTTCGATTGTCTCTAGATATGCTGCCATATCACCCCACTGTTTATTTGACATAAACTCTTTGTTGTCTCGTAGGTAGTCAACAATCTTTTGCTTATAAGCATTATTAGCCGCTTCATTTGGTTTAATCCGTTCACCTCCTAAGATGCGCTTAATATCTCTCGCCGCTTCTGATAGTAACTCAGCATTGCCGTATTCGTCTTTGTCGAGTAATCGTTTGATATCATCTGCATTAAGTCCAACAATTTCAGCCATCATTTCAAATGCTGCCTTAGGGTTAAGTGTTTGCCCAACAACTGGGTTAGCTATGCTGTTGTTCAAAAACTCAATCTTAGTCTTTTTATCAATGAAGTCTGCACTTGTTTCAGCATCAGATGATTGGACTGTTACATTAAGTGGCGAGTAAGTCTTGAGATCTTTCTTGGTAATTTCCTCTACCTGAATACCATCAATACCGATCAACTGAATGGCAATCTTTTTAGTGATGAGTTGCGTTCCAGCTAAGTAAAGTTTGGCAAATCGCTTATAACCGAATGAATAACTAAGGTTTAAAAGTCCGAATCTATCGGCTGCAGCAGCTTGGTTACCCTCATAGATACCGACCTTATCTTCGTTAGCGATACCCTTCGCCCCGTTATTAACACCACTTTCAACCTGTTGGATAGTATCAAGCGTTTCATATACCTTGATCGGTGTATCAATTGGTGGAACAGCTAGAATCTGTACAGCGTTATTCACGTTAGTTTCACCGGAAACCTTAATGAATCCATCTTTTTTATACCTGACCTCGGCTATGTTTTGTATTCTATCAACGTTGATTGCCTTTTGCGGTTTGTTGATTTGTTCTGCGTTATCAATCATTTGATTGATTGAAATGCTTTGTGCCATGAATACCTCACGAACATAATCGCAATAGCTTGGTGTCCAAAACTCTGTTAAATCAGGGTATGCAGCCCATGACCAGAAAGGAAACATCACTTCACCAGTTTGTGGGTCTGCCTCTAAACAATCTTCTAATAATTCAACACGGGGCGCACGACCCGATGTTTCTTCTAAGAGTAGGTAGTATCTCTTGCCGTCTTCTGAAAATGTTGTATACCACTCCCAAAACTTAAACTTGTCGTTGTTTTGTAGTTCTCTTTGCTGCGTGTCTGAAAGTCCCAAATAACGATTGCTCTCATTGATTACTTCATTAGTAATCTCGGTGTTGTTTGAGCTACCACTCAAGAGTAAATCAACCTCTGTCTTCAAGTATATACCAGCCTTACGTCCTTCTTTTAGTTCTTGGCGAGTCTTGACAACACCATATCGACCCATATAATAGGCCTTTTCTAGATCATACCCACCGCCTGAAGGATCAACAAGAAAATCGTACACATCTACGTTTTCAAGACATGGAGTATAAATCTTGTTGTAATTATCTGCGTGATAGCAATAAATAGCTCGACCATAAAGAATAGCCTGCTTCTTGCCTAAAATATCTTTAATGTCCCAATCGTCCCTGTTTGCGTCTTTCTCTCTTAGGGCATTGAGCCGTTTAGCTGGCTTCAAGTCTGCCTCATCCCCTTTGACAAATTTAAATACCAATGGGTTATCAATCTTTGAAAGGATCGTATTCACGAATCCTTGCATTTTGCCCAATTCAACATTAGCTCTCGAAGTATCTAGTGATTGCTTGAACCCATAATACATGCTCTCGTTTTTCTGCCAGTTCCTAATCTTTCCCTGCTTATAACGGCGAGCAAAGGTAATCTCAGTGAGTGCCTGGGCTATAATCTTGTTTCTTGTTTGAGCATTTATTGCCATAGTAACCTTGAATGAATAACGGAACATTCTACCACCTTATAGATGCTAGAACGAATTAGGAAGATGTATGCATTGAAATACCTCTTCCTAGCTCGTGCTACCAAACAGAAGCTATTTTTAGGTGTTATCAGCACGATAGTGTTCCGCCTCTCACTCGCCGCCGAAATAAACAAACATTTTCTTTACTTGGGTGGCAACGAGTTAATCGACCATGCCTTGCAGCCACTCTTATTTATCGTCGAGAGCCGCTGACCACGACGTCAATGGAATTGTAAAAAGCTACGTACTAAAACAGCGTAGCAGTAAAGAAAGTATTCTACAACCCCCGTGGTATTAAATACCAATATCTGGATACATCGGTGCTACTTCTTCCTCAATTTGCTGTTCCTCGTATGGTGGTTTAGCAATTTGAATCTGGTAACCAGCTGAATCAAGGCAATCGTCTAGCTGTCCAGTCGGGAATGTTCTCAATTGTTCCTCTAAATCCACTGCTTCGTGGTCAATATGATACACCGAACCACTCTCATAGCGTGGTAATAACCCTCTAATCCGAGTCTGTTTGTTTATTCCTGAATGCTTAAGCTTGATAATTGTCATAAACTTGTTGCGTTTACGCATTTCGTCATCGAGAAACTCCTTGATAACCAAATCAAACACGCCCTCCTCAACACCCCAACACTCTAAATGGTGCCGTTCATACAGATTAAACATAGTTTCAATCAATTCTTTTGGTGTTTGACGGGTGCCGAAACAACGCAAATGCCACCTATTCTCTCGGTTAACGTGGTTAATCGTGATACCAATCTGATCGGCTGAATCCTTTTGAGAGTAGGCTGGATCAATCGTGCCAAAATTCCGGGTATTCATACGCTTAACGTCGCTGTCGGTGATAGTTTTCAGCCACTCTTTTTTAAATTCGGCGGTGGTGTCGTCAATCGGCAAGTTCATCATCTCGGAATTGAATACCTGCATGCCGAGCGTGCGTTTCTTGTCCTCTAGGCTAACCTTGTTCGTTCCAGCGGCTTCTGCATCAGTCATAGCATACTTAGCGCCCCACGTAGGCTCATTATTTGCGATTACAGGCACGTTGCGAACCAATAGGCGGTTATCAGTCTTAGCACGGTCTATGAGCGTCTGTACGCTTCCATATTCGCTTATACGGTTTCCCAAATAAAAGACTAACGCTGTTGAATCTAATCCAGCTTTAAACTCGTTGATGTGGTCAATTACTTGTTTGGTATATGCCTTACTCTCTTTGGTCTTTACTGTCTCGAAGTCATCAAGTAACAACCAATCAGGACGTTGATTGACGTGTAACCGACCTCGCACACTCTCTTGTGTGGAGTGAGCCTCAACACGAATTCCGTTATTGGTCACAAAGTTGGATACTCTTTTTTGAGATACTTCACTCATTGATCGCTTGGAATTGTATAGCTGCCCGAAATCCCCAATAATTCTAGGGTTAGTTTGCAGTTCTAACACGGTATCAAATAGGGTTCTTTCTGCGTTTTCCTTATCAAAAGAGTCTGCATTTAAGTATTTGCGCTTCTTGAAACAAATAGTCCACGAAATGATTGCTTTCGCAAAGCTAGTCTTTGCGCTTTCTCTAAAGATAAACCACGCAATCTCTCGGTACGTGCCATTGTATGCGTCCATAACATCTTGAAACATATCATAATGAAATGGCGCAAAATCATACTTAATATAATCTATGTAGTAATACGTAAAAAAGAGCGAGAAATCCCTTTCAGTGAGATATAATCGCTCTGCGGCTGTTCCATCAATGCATCTTTGTAATGCCTGTTTGTTAAGCATTATAGCCCTAATAAAATAGTATCCAGTTTCTGCTTTTGTTCCGGTGTTAGTTTCTCGTGTAACTCTGCGCCATCTTTGCCAGTTTGTTCTATACCTTCTCTGTATCCGTGTTTCGATAAAAGCACCTTAACAATGGTTGAATTATACTCACCTGATAATCCCTTATTAATCAATTGTATTGCCTGTTTTGCTCGTAGTTTCATTATAATGTCAGAAAATACCTTTTTACTCTCTTGTCTCTCCCAATCATAA